TGCTGCTCCTGCGTCAGGTGGTGGGGGAACATCACCTTCAGGTGCTGGTGGAACATCTTGTTCTGTGATATAAGTGTTGATTGACCTATATCTTGCAATTTCTTCTAATATTTTTTCATCTAATTTCATACTATCCGTTTAATAATGTTTTTATACCATTCTTGGTTTCTACTTGGATTTTTTTAAAAGAATTTTTAGTGTTGTCAACTCTTTCAATCAAACCATCTTTCATTCTTACTGTGTAGCAGTCTCCAGTATCTAAATCACAAACTTCTTTGTAACCATTACCTTTATCCTTCTCTGAAACTCTTGTGTTTTTACCCAAGTAGTTATCTAATATAAGTTTTGTATTCATATATAATTTTTATTATAAATATCTGTATTATTATATTAAGACCATAAAGATTCAAAAATTTGATAAGCTTTTAAAAATTCCGCGTTTAATTTTTCAATTTGACCATTATCGGCTTCAATTTTAGTATAAACATCATTATTTTGATTGATCGGATAATGTAAAACATATTGTTTTGCTAAATTATATGGTACTAAATCATCTGATGGAAATTTATTTGAGTCTTGTTGTAAAAATGTTGGTATATTTGCAACTTTAAGTAAAACAAACTTTATAAAATCTTTTAAAGATCTAAATGCAACAATAGGTAAGTTTTTATCTGTTCCTCTTGAAACACAGAAATACTTCCTATTTATATATTCAAAGAAAGAGTCCCCATAAACTTCTTGTAGGTTTATCGTGCTATAGTTATTCTCGTAAGCACTTATTTCTGTTCCATTATTATTTCCTGAATCAACAAAAACAAATGTGAATGCCGCCGCTGCGGTTTGATATGTTGTATTTCCTGTCATATCATATTTTAACTCTATTAAAATATTTCTTAATTCATTTAAGAAAGTTTTCACTGAAACAGATGTTGGTTGTGGAATATCCACGCCAGTAAAGTTGTTATATCTAGAATTTAATTGATTTGCACAATCTTGATTTTTAGTTAAAGTGTCTTCAGATTGTAAATTAGCAATTGTATTTTGTGCCTGAAATAATACATTCGCAGAACTTTCTTTTTGTTTTGATTCATTTTCTTGTATCTTACTTTGTAATTGTGAAAGAATTTTAACATTTAAAGTTTGTAAGAAATTATCTACGGTTGGTAAACTATAAAAAGGTTGTCTTACACCTTCAAAAACCGTACTAAACCCATTTTCAGAAACATCATGACTTACTTTTGTAATCATATATGGCCCTGAAAACATTGGTATGTTTCTAATATTAAAATACATCATTGGTTGTATTAGAGCACAACCCATCATGTCAACAGAACAATTATAACTTCTATTTTTATATAAATTAAATAATGAAACGCTTTGTGTTGACGATCTTCTATTTTTATCCACATTTGCCATTTGATCCAAAATCTGTAAAGACTCACTTGTTGGTTTTCCCGGATCTTGTGAAACACTAAATGATTTAAATATTTGTTGATTTTCTTTTGTTGGGTCAACATTAAAACCAACAACTTTATTGGATTTGTCCCAATCTATTTTAGTTGCTTGATTTTCAATTAACGGATTGTCACTAGCTCTTCTTAAATCAAAAGCATCATCTCTAAATCTATAATCAATATTATTATTCATATTCAAATGCTCACTTGGTTTACTAACATAGTAACACAAAAATTTTGGGGAACTTTGTCTATAATCAACATTTAAAAAAGTCCCAAATAACATATTACCAAATTCCATTGTTCCGTCAGGTCTTGGTGTTGGGTTTTTTTGAGCGTCTTGTACGTTATAAAAATTAACATATGCCGGTAACATAAAATGTTGAAAGTTGTTTTCAATTAAAATGGTTGTAACCATATCCAACAAAGTGTTTTTATATGAACTACTTCCGTTATTTTTTTCTGTTGATCCGTCTTCTAACAGCTTAATAATTCCGTAAATATCAACCAAAACTTTATCACCGACATTTCTACTTGCTCTGTCAACCAACATTACATCCTCAAATAAAGTTTTGTTTTGGAAATCAAATCCGGCAATCCATGTGTCATTTAAAGTCTTAAACGTTTCCCACAATTCAGATCTTGTTTGTTCTGTAAAACCAGCCTCTAAATCAGCTCTATTTTGAGACCCGTCTTCACTTATAAAAATGTTTGGTAATTCTTTTCTTACCATTGGTAACATTGTATTTAAAACATTTCCCACATAGTTATTAGAGTCGTCAATGTATGTGTCCATTAAATTGTAAAAACTACTAAGATTTAAATTGTTTTTAAGTAATTTTTGAGTTGCATATATTTTAATTATTGGGGCGAAATCTTGAACATTTTTTTCATTAAATTGGACGTTAAGGTCAATGAAAAAATCTGTAATATAAGACCCGTTGTTTGAATATTGTAATTTTGGTATTGATGATTTTCCAACATAATATTCCAAGGCTTCCCAAGTTTTTGGGTTTTGTAATTTTGATTGTGATAAACTAACTTGTGGTGGTAAATTTCCTTGATCATAAGGTCCGTATATTATAGGATCTTCAATATATCTTGTTGAAAAAGTATAAAACAATCTTCTATCAAAATTTGAAGGGTTTCCAAACTTAAAACAAACGTCATAATTTATAAATCCACTTAAAATTTGTTGGAAGGTATTATTTTGATTTGTAATTATACTTTCAAGTTTTGTTTCTGGTGAATCACCAGATGGTTTGTTTATAACAAGTAATTGTCTCATTAAATAATGAAAGTTCTTATATCCTTTTTCAGTGTTTGAATCTGCGGTAATCTCCCCTTGTGATGCGGTTGTTTTTTCTTGTTTTACAATTGGGTTTGGTAACGTATCAACATAATCATAAAGAGATCTACTAAAATTCAAAAACTCAGACTCAAAATTATCCAACACAGATGTATTAAAAGTTGTGAAGAGTTCTTCAATACTTGTATATTCAGTATCATCACCAGTTATTAAAAAGTTTTGTTGATCTTTTTGTTCATTTAATATCTGTTTAAGATATGTTTCTGGATTATTTTTTTTGAGTTTTGAATTATCAAACCATCCGTATTGTGGTGCATTCCAAAATAATCTTACAGATCCATTAAACATCGCTGGGTTGTTTGAAAGTTCAACTTTCATAGTTCCGTTTTTAAATGCTTCTTCTTTCGCTTGATTAACATTTGACCCAAAAGATGGAAGGACATAATAAAAATCAGGTTGAGTTGATGAACTAACAATTACAGACCAAGGACTGACTCTCATGCTTCTTGTTGGTGTTTGTGGATCAAATCCAGGTAATTCAAAAATGGTTGAGTTAGTTGTGTTTAACATTGCCAATTTTCCATTATTTAAATAACTTTGAATTTGCAAAGATCCAATTCCTTGAACATACGCACCTTGAACTACAAATGGACTTGTTGTTGGTGGTTGTATTGTTGATACGGAATATAACCCAACACCACCTGTTGTTCCAGATATTTGAGATGATATTACAACATTACCATTTAAATATGCTCCGTTTAATATTGTTCCTCCCGAAATAACATTTGAATCTATCGCGGTTATCTGTAGAGGCGGATTTAAAACCGTATAATTAAATGTTTCTGCAGAAATTTTACTAACCTCAAAAATTGATGTTGTTCCTGTTGATGCACTAAAAATACTTTGTACGGTTATTACAGATATAGAAGTAGATCCACTCAATATATTCCCAACTTTAATTGGGGTTGATGATGTGTTAGTTATATCCGCAAATGAACCCAATACAAATGGTAAATTTGTGAAGGCAGCGTTAAAATTAAGTGGTGTCGTATAATTTCCTGTTCCTCCTGTAGTACCAGATGTTTGACCTGTTAATAAAATATTAGCATTTAATGAAGGAATATAAATTGTGTGTGGAATTTTTACATAATTTTTTGATATAGAATTAATTGTAATTCCTGTTCCTGTTGTTGAGCAAGTTCCTGTAACTTGATAGGTCACACAAGTACCGGTAATATTCTGACTAACACAAGACCCACTTACTTGTGTTTGACCACTAAACAATTTTAACCCTTGTAAAAAGACATTAAAATCATCCATCAATTGTGGATAAAATCCTGTATTAATGTCTGTTAATGGTGGTGTTCCTGATGTGTTATCTAAAATTAAATTTCTTGGTGTTCCATCTATTATAAGATTGTATGAATATGTTGTTGCAGAATTTGCAGGATCCCAATTTTCTTTATAGTTAAAATCTTTCCAAACTTCATCTAAAATATCAACACCAGTTTCTTTGTATATTTTATATCTGTGCCATATTGATCCATATTTTAAAATCCAAGAATATGGTAATTTATGAACCGCACCAAATTTTTTCATTGTCGCTAAAATATAATCCAAATCAGTAGTTGCTTGACCTGAATTTGTCACATATTTTTCTCTCAATGTTGCTAAAGGTAAACTATTTAAAAACAAATATGCCCCTAATTTATATGGATATAGATCGGTTTGTTTGTATCTAAAATTAAACACCCCTTTTTGAATTGCGTTTATAAAATAAGGTGTGTTTAACATTGATGTTGTCTGACTTGCGTCAAGATAATTAGAATAATTACTATAATAAAGATTACCTTCAGTTATCAGTTGATTAGAGTATGTTCTAGTATTATAAAAAGTTTTTAAACTTGTTGTATTAGGTGTTACATTTAAATTTTGGAAGTTAAAATACGTGAATGGTCTAATATCATTTACCGTTGTTGATAATCCAAAATTTGTTATTGTCTTATGTATGTTGTTATATTGTATAACTAATTTTGTATCAAAAGCTTCTTTTGCGTTATTTAAACTTTTACCATTTGCCAAATTATTTTTATCCCAATTTAAATCAAGTAATGGGTAAGTATCAATAAAATCAAACTCATTTGAAGATGAGCTACCCGTTAAGTATTTACCGATATTGATTAAATTTTTTGGGTTAGATAATGAAACGTCTGGTTGTGATTTTAATGAATTAAAAATTCCACTATTAAGTAATATGTTTGGATTAGAAACTTCGTTTTTAATATATGGTGTTACAAATTCCCCTCGTATAAATGTTTGCCAACTTTCACCTTGTCCTTCATTTGAGATATGTTTCAAAAAAGAAACGTAATTATTTGAGTCTAAAAGGTATTCTTTTAATATTTTACTTAAAAATGGATTATCGGCACCTAAACTTTGAATGATGTTTATCGCCTCATCTTCAGATTCTACTTCATACATACCCAATGGGTATCCACTTTTTCTATTAAAATTACTATAAAAAGAGTTTAATAATAATCTTTCATATATTTCATAAAAATATTTTGACTCTTCTTTATTTTGGAAAATCTGATTTGTTGTTGGAAAATCAATACCATTTAATGATATTCGTAAAGGTTTTAAATTAGCTTCAAAAACTTTTGAGTCATTGTTATTTAACTGCCTTTCTGTATATCCTTTAATAAATTGTTCAACAAACTCAACTTCTGGCCAAACCTCAGGACTATATGCTCTATATGTATTTGCAACCGTTTGATCTCCAGGATAAATTATTTCAAATTTTTCTTTATTATCTTCACCAACAGATTCTTTTAATACTTGAGGCCAAGGATAAATTGGTTCGTTATTTTGTGTTGATGTTTTTAAATCAACGCTTGGTGCTGTGGACGTATTACCAAAAATGGCGGCTCTTCTATATTGATTTTCTCTTTGATCCCATGCCTTTTTATGAACCTCGTCTAATAATCTTAAAAACGTTTCTCCTTGACAATAAAAAACTGCCAAGATATTTCTTATTGACGGAATAAAACCTAACCCCCCGTTTCCTTGAGAGTTGAATTTTGAAGATAAACTTGCCGTTATTTCTGTTTCAACTTTTTTTCTTGTTTCTGATGCGGTTTTTGCAATATTATCGGTTATATTCATAAACGAATTTGGTCCTTCAAAGAAATAAGTGATATTATCATTGACAAGTAATTGTGATTGTATAGTCTGTTTAAATTGTACGATCACATCATCAGATTCTTTATAGTTTCCTTTTGGTGCGTTTTTTTGCGCCGTATATGTTTTTACAAAATCAATATCTGATATTGTAATTTTTTTTTGTAGTTTTTCTAAACTAATCGGAACGTCAATATTTGATTTTGTTGTAATTCCTCCTACGGTATATTTACCGTTTATACCAAAAACCCCATTCTGATTTAAAACGTCATTATATTGTTGAATATCTCCCTTTAATTTTGTTATTGAGTCAGATCTTTTATTCGCATCTAACTCTTTTTTAAAGATGTAAACATTTTGTGAATTTTGTTTTAATACAATAGGATTGTCTTTATCCATAAAAGAACCATACCAAGAAGCGTTTGCATATAAAAATATTTTTTGTTGGTATGCCAATAAATTATTTGTATACAAAGTCATATCGGATAAAACCCCCATATTTTCTTTTTCAAATTGACTTAAAACATCATCTATAAATTTTTGTAATCTATATTTTAATTGATTTAATGTAATTTCAGGAAAATCATCAGGAATTAACCCTTTAGATTTATAATCAGAATATACTTCTTTCATTTTTTGATATCCCCTACTAACACTTGTTGTTGTGGTTGAGGTTTGAGAACTTGACGTTTGATTTCCTTGTGTTTTAGATACAGGTGTTTGTGTTACATCATTTCTATACATTTGTGGAACTGCCATAAGAGCTCCAAAATTCACATATGATAGAAGAGTGTATTTATATCCATAAAATTTTAACTTTATTTGAAAATTGTGTGTGCCAGGATCAAATGTTGATGTGAACGTTTGAAGCATTATTGGAAATTTTATCGCCTTTCCATAATACCCTTTTAGTGTTAAAGTAAATTGTGGGTATGGTAATTGGAAAAACGCTGAGTATGGGGAATTATTACCTCCCTCAAAAAGAGCTCTCCCTTTAATATCTTCCAATTCAACATCAATTTGAGGTAAGAAGTCGGTTCCGATTGACATTTTTATTGATTTCATACCCAAAAATCCATTATCAACCGCTCCCGGTGTTCCGTTTGACCAAAGATTTTGTGTTATATAATAATCATTTGTTTGATTAGGATTTTTTACCGCAGTTTGTCTTGGTTGGTTTACACCTTTACCTTCCAATGTTCCCTTACCTGTTAACTCATCAGACCATGCGGTATCCATGAATGTTTTATTTCCAGGATTTAAAAAATTAATTTTAGCAACGGATATTGTTCTTTGAGAGTCATTCATTGCCGATCCAACGGCTAGTTTTGTTCTTGGTAAAACATTACACTCAAGATTGGCATAATATACCAGATCTTCTTGTTTAACTAATCTATCTTTAACATTACCTTGTTCATCAATAACTTTGTTAGGGTCAATAAGGCTGATGTTATCATAGTCAAGTTCAACTAATATATTTTCTTGGTTATCTACCATAATAGAAGAAATAATTTTCGTAAGAATTTTTATAATCTTGTAATGAAGCTACTAAAGGAAATGGAATAGTCAATACAGCACCATCTGGAATCGCGAATTCGCTTCCTGAGTACTGAGGATTTGCAACCTGTATTAACCAACCAAAATATGGCGTACCGTAAAATTGTTGTGAAATTTTATCTAATCTAGATTGCCCAATAATGTATATGTAATTTTTATCTGATGATTTTGCTGGTAATTGAATATACGGAACAACGGTTTGTTGTCCATTTATCAAAAAGTCAGTATATCTATTCCAATATTGTAATCCCATATTTAATTAAATGTTACTTTTCCATTAAAGGTTTTGGTTTTATCATTCAAATTAACATTTGAATATAGGTCTTTTATCCTTTTGGTTTTTTGGTTTATATCTCCTTCGGCTGGTGTTATATATGAACATGTTTTAACAGCGTTGTCAGGAATTTTCCATGATGTTGCGTCTTTATATCTTTGATCATCAGCAATACTTTTTAACTGATCTGTCCAAAATTTTTGAAAAGATTCAAACTCACTCTTTAAATCCAAACAAGCTGCGGTTATTTGTTCTGATAATCCTTTAGTATCTGATTTAACTTCTGTACCACCAATTAACTCGTTTACCATATTTTGATATTTTTCAGAGTTCAAGAAATATGGTGTCATTAATGTATAATATCTATTAGTTGGGCAATTAATTAAATATGACTGATTATTTCCAACAACAAACGAACACCCATTTCCATTGTCTAATGTTGAATTTGATTTTTTATAAAATTCTTCATTAAAATCTTTATTTATTAGTAATTCATTAAAGTCTTTAATTATTTTTGGCATTTTAATTGTGTAAATATCAAAAATAGACCCGCTATTTTCTGTTGGGTCAAAAAATGTATTACCACTTAAATCATATAAAACAGGTTCGTTAGTGTTTAATAAACTACCATCTAATTTTGATGCAACAACATCAAGTTGTCTAAAGATATAATTAAGATCTGTTTCAACATTAAGTATGTTTGTATAATTATTTAATATCGCATTTCCAATATCGGTTTGACCTTTTGATACTTGTGTTTTTAATTTTTCTTGTAATTCTCTTTTTTGTTTGCCAGTAATACCACCACTCCTGTCGCTTACGGTTTTTAAAATAGGGTTATCTCCCTGATCAATATCTTTTTCAACTTCTTTTACCAACTTATCAATAAATTCTTGATAATCATTTGATTTACCATAAAGAATTGTGTCAACTTTTTCATTTGTAAATGGTGATAATTCTCCTTCAGTATAGTTTTTATTTTTTATCGCCATAAGTGTTGCGCCATACGAATAATCCGTTGTGGTCTTATTTATTGAATCGTAGTACGCTTTGAAATATTCTTGTAATTTGGTTTGTAGTGAATCATATAACCCTGAATAATCCATTGTGGTGGTATCCACAATACTTCCAACGGTGCTTCCTCCTTTTTTAGGTTGCACACTATTAATCTGTACCTGTTGTCCTTGGCTTACAGGTGGAAGTCCTCCTGTAATCTTTTCAACAACATAATTATCTAATTTACTTGTGTCATAAGTTGATACCGCTCTTTCATCATAAATTTCAGTATTTGCATAATAATTAAAAGATAAAGCGTTTTGAAGTTCTTGAACTGGTTCTTTTAATCCCATTCCTCCAATAATATTAAAACTAAGTGATATGTTCGCCATCATTGGTTGGACTCCTATTCCTTCGGGGTTTAGATCTAAACTAAGTGGTTCATATGTTACCCCTAATGAGGTTGGTACAATTTTAGTATGATAAAAGTCACCAATTCTCAATACTAAAATTGGTGGTGCACCAAATGATGTATTTAAAGCGTCATTGTATTTTGGTCTACCATCAGGACCAATAATTGGTATTGTTTGACCAGGTCTTGTACATTGTTGTAAAAATGTTAATCTTGAATTTAAACCTTCGGGTGTCATTGAGTGAAACGCAGGGCTAAAAAACTTAATCTTATCTTTTATTGTGTCAAAAACCATCGGGTCTGTTTCTTTAATAATTTCAAAATAATCACATTCGGTAAAAAGATTTCTTAATATCTTTTTTGATATTCCTTCTCTAACTTTTTGTTCAACAGTAATTTTAGGTTCAGGTTTAATACTTTGAGTTGTTGCCGTTAAAATGTTTTGTGTATTATTTTCTTCTTTTGGTGGCGATACAACAGGTGGTGGAGGTGTAACAGGATTTGGTGGTATTACTGCAGTAATTTTTTGTATTACAACTCGTCTACATGCCATAGCCGGAACACTATACCATTGTGCCTCAGTTGGCGTTGTTTGGTCAGGGATTTTTGTTCCATTTGCGGTTACAGCAAAACTATTAACGGTACAATTAATACTTGCCGATAACACATCTCCCCCGCTTGAATTTGCAACACTAATATCGTTTGTTTGTGTTGTGGCTGTTGCAATTGCTCTTGTTTGAGGTATAACGGTTTCTTCACCTTGTGAATTCAAGGTCATTTTGAATTTGTCCCCGTATTCTTGTATTGTTTTACCATCGGATAGTTTATATGCTAAAAACCATTTTTTAACAGAATCATTTCTTCTTTCTGATAATTTAACGTTATACGCCTTTTCTTGTGGTGCTGATGCCGATCCTAACATTTCTAAAGTAATACTTCCTACTCGTTTGACCAATACATCATCAATTTGTTTCATCAAGTCATTTTGAACCGTATTGAAATTTCCTTCAATAACGTCAGTGAAAAAGTTAGGGATTGCGGCCTTTTTAAATATCTCCCCATTTGAGTTCACATTTTGTGGCGCTTTTGAGTTGTAAGTACTTTTTAAACCAATATATTGATTATAATAAACATCAAAATTACTTGCTGATGTTCCTAGTGTTTTATTTTCACCCGGTTTGGTTCCATTAGGTCCACCAGGAACATCATTTTCAAAATAGAACCCCAACCCTTCATATGAACTCCAATTGTAATCTGGTGGAGTATTATCTTGTGTTTGGTTTCCTTGTGCTGTTGCATTTTGAAGTGGGTCCGCCCCTTCAGAATTATTAGAGTTACTATTATTTTGGTCGGCAGGTATGCTTTGTAAAACTTGTACTTGTTCTTCTGAAGTAAGTCTAGGATTATTTAATATTTGTTGGTATGTATATAAATCTTTTGTTGGTATTGTATTAAATTTTATACCTAATTCATACATATCATATTTCGTACATCCAGCAAAAAATGAATCAACAACGCTTTGAATCCTTTCTCTTGCAACTCCTTTCATTTGTTTTTCAATGATAGTATTTAACATTGCTGGATTATCAACAATTATTGTCCAACTTAATTGACCTGATCTACTTGTGTTTTTATAGGTATATATTGGTTCTGATCTTCCCAAAAAAGATGTTGTGTTAAAGTCCGGTTTTGAGTCATCAGAAAATTTTAAATTATAAGGTGGAAACCACATAACCCTACCCCCATTAGCTCCTTTTTCACAAACAGGAAGATCGTCATATGTATATCCTGGTCTATCTGAAGTTCTCCAAGCCAAGTTTTCAATTGAAAACATATATTTTTTAACCTTACCGTCAACAATATTTGTAGATCCAGGATTTCTTAATGGTGCTATATTCAAATTATACGTATTGTCTAAGATTGAATAATCTGCTCGTCTTCCTGCGGTTGTAATACCATCAGTTTTTTGTAGATCAGCATAAGTATAATATGGTGTGTCTTTTTGAAATACCCTACAATATTCTAAACCGGCTTGAGTTCCATCTGCTTGGTTGACATATGATAAAACCCTTGATCCTTTTGTTAATTCTTTATATCCATCGTTAAAAACTTTTGAAACTTGATTAATTGCTGTTCCGACATGTTTTAATCTTGTTTGACCCTGAACCTGATCGGCAGAATTTACTAATTGTTGTGTCTCATATAAAATAGATCCCGGTTTAAACTCAATATCAGTTGATTGGTATTGTAAATAATCGGCAGATATTTGATTAAACTCATCATCTAAACTTCCGGCACCACCACCTTCTGTTGCTCTAAACCCAGCATTTGGTTTGTATTTTGGTGAAGTCCATACTAATTGTCCTGAAGTTCCACCACCATCAGTATATGATTTTCCTTTAAATCCAAATTTTATTTTTTCTTCATTTCCTTCATATAATATACCCAATTCTTGTGGTCCATAAACAATACTTTGTTGTTGAACACCAAATTGATTAACAGGAAGTTGATTTGGTGGTCCGTCTATTTGTGAAGGTTCTGCGTTTTCACTACCAACATAATACCCTGAAGATTGAGCTTTGTCTTGGTCAAATAATCTATTTACCGCTGCCGATGCGTTTGCTATCAACCCACCAATAACACCTCTATTATATGCCGGTCTATATAAGTTATAGTCTAATGCCGAAAATAATGCGGATCTTTGTCCGTTACCTGTGTTCGCAACAAATATTTCAGAAGGATTTCTGTATTTGTTCATTATGGGGGCCAATAAACCACCAGTTAAACTATTGGCAACACCAAGTGCTGCTTCTGTTTGTGGTTTGTTTATTGGGTTATCATCGTCAAAATAATCACCAGGAATAAACGAAACAGGAAAATATGTTCCCGTTAATCTATTTGCCAATGAAATTGCTGCCAACGCAGGGTTTTCAGGAACCGTAATTTTCCAATCTCTAATGAAAAACGGTTGTTGTCCTGTTGCTAGTAAACTAGCAGAAAAAGGATCACTTATTGTATCTAAGTTTATAACACCAATTGTTGCTTGTTGTATTTCTTGTGCAACTCTTTCGTTAAATGCAAATTTTAATTGTGAAGCACCAATTTGTGCAATAAAACTATCTGAAGATAAAGGACCATTTGATCCCACAGGATCATTTTGAAATACTATATTAAAAGTAGGGTATGACGAATAACTATAATATCCGGGATCCCAATATGGTTGATATATATTTCCATTATTTTGTATATCGGTAATAACTATTAAATCTTTATATCCACCACTAGGTCCCCACTTGTTAGTAACAAACGCAGTTTCAATATAAAATTCATTAACAACATCTAAAACAGTATCATTTGGTTGGTAAGGTCCTTGATTGGTTCCTTCAGGATTACTGGTTGACGCAAGACTATTGATACCTATGGGATTACTAAACCCTCCTTCAGGACCATATTCGTTTAATGGATATAGATCATTTGCAAATAAATTTGTTGAGACAAAGTTATTTGGAGAGTCCACTACATTACTAACGGTTAAGTTTGTTTCGTAATTAATTGGGTTTGATGGTGACGTGTAAGCACCCGGCACACCATATGGTATTAGGTTTCTAACTAATAACTGCTTCCTAAATGTTTCTGAATTACCAAACGATAAAAAACTTTCGGCCATACTACTTTATTCTATAAATAGATATTATGTATTTTTTTTGTTTAGTGTAGACCTACTTATTTTTAGAACCTGTTGCTGCCGATGGTGCAGAACCTCCATCTAAATTTGAGCTAACCATTACTTTAGTGTTTGGGTCGGTTGTTGATGTGTTTAACATTTTATCAAATGTTTCTTGAGTTATATTTTTAGTTACATTAGGATCGCCAGTAATATTCCAATTAACATTTACCGTTTTTGTTTCTTTAGTTTCAGGGTTTCCAACATTTTTATATGTTTCTGAAAAAGTGGTTGCAATGTCTTTAGCAATATTAGTAACTAGCTCTGTAGATTTTGGTATTATTTTTTCGGTAATATTACCTAAGTTTTCCACTAATTTGTCTGAATAAATTTTAACATTTGCGGCATTACCATCCGCCAAGGATTTAACTAATGATTCCAAAGGATCTGAAACATCACCTATTGTATTTCTAACATTTTCTGTTGATCCTACGGTTTTACTTACGTTTTTGGCAATATCTAAATTTGATTTGGCAACAGCCCCATAAAATCTACTTAAACTAGGTGTTGTTGCTTTTCCCATTTTAAGGGCCAATTCTCCGCTTTTAAAATAATTTAAAGTTTGTTCTTGAACTGATAATTGTTCTACTGCCAACTCTTCCAAACTTTTTGAAGAGTCTTCATTTGCCTTTTTTAATTCTGCAATATCTTGTGGTGTTAATTCTTCAACACTTTTTGTTGCAATTGTACCATCTTCTTGTTTAACTTGTATTTTAGCAACTCCACCCTCTAATTGTGCCATTGACGCTATTAATTGTTTTGTTTCTTCATCTCCTTCAGCTAAAGAAGGAAATTTAATTTGTTTCATCTTCATATCAAAATCCGCCGCGTTTATTGACATTTTTGCCAACTGTTCAACAGGAATATTCATCACGTCAGCAATTTCTCTCATTCTTCTTTTCGCTCCAGGTAATATTTCAAATTTACCATTTTTTTCATTAAATGCTGTAAACTCTTTAGTAATATTTATCATTTCTTTTTGTAGCCCTTCAGGGTCGTTTGCCGCTAAATCCATAGCTCTTAACGGATCTAATAGTCCACTCGCAGTTACACCAAGTCTTTGTAATCCTGCGGCCATTTCTATTGCTCCTTCAGGATTATATATTTTTTCAGAAAACTCAAAGACATTACTCATACTAAGTCCAATTCTTTGTGATGTTGCTGCCATACTTGCTAAACCTTTGATCCCGTTATCAAAGTTATACAAATTCATTTTGTTTAAGTTTGAAACAACATCACTTGAAACTCCTTTAACAGAAACTCCGACATTTTTAGCGTAATCAATTACTGTTTTCATTTCTGAACCAACATCATTAATTGATACTCCGACTTCTTTAAAATTGGCGGCTAAAGTTTCCTCTCGTTCTCCAGTAACTTTTGACGCCGCAGCTAATTCTGTAACCGCCTTCATACTTAAACTTGCGGTAGTACCTACTCCTTCCATTATTTTGGTAATTTTTCCGGCGATTTCGGTTTCTTCAATTCCCATTTTAGCTAACTCAGGAGAAACATCAGCAATGGTTTTCTTGAATTCATCCATTCTTGATTTTCCTATACCAAAAGTGCTTTGAATTTCTGTTGCGTATTTGTCTAAATCAGCAAATGCTGTTGAATCTAATGGATTTATGGCTTCAACATATTCATTTGCGGTTGATGTTATCTTGTTTGAAATACCATCAATATTAGCCGCCCACACACTATAACCATCAGTAATTGATTCAGTACTTGATGATGATACACTTGATGATTTTTGTTGAAGTTTTCTAATTTTATCTTCTTGATAATCTATGGTCGCATCTCGGTCTTTAAGTTCTCTAATTAACTTTTCAGTACTTAAACTTTCGTAACTTGGCATTTAAACTTATTTTTAAATAAATATTGTTTTATTTCTTTTCGCTATCAGAAACAAATTTATTTACAAGATACTTTCTCACATAGGTGGGCATTCTCAAAAATTCAGAGTATTGTGTTCTAAATATTTTTGAGAAATAATAAAATTCGTCTAAAATTGTTGTTTTATATTGATAAGAAAGGCCGAAAAAACTCCACCCCAAAAGTAATGTCAATCACTACTTTTTCTCCTGATGGGGCTGTTACTTCTTTTGATAAATCTAATCTTGGTTCATTTTCGGATAAAAACTTTCTAATGTATTTAGAATCTGCAATTGGCATCTTTTCAATAAAGATCGCAATATTTCCTTTGTCAGAATCCCCATCAATTTCCACAATTTGTTTCAATAATCTTGTGGTAATTGTTGGTGTTACTCTTCCAGATGGATATGATTTTAATATATTTTCAATCTCAAATTTTTCACCCATATTCAAGATTTTTAATTTTACTCTTGATCCTGATACAGGAAGTTTGGTTTCAAAATATCCATCGTCATTTGGTTCCAAATTAATTTTTTTATAATTTAATTCGTCCAAACTAATTGTGGTTTGGAACCTTTTTTCTGTTTCGGGGTCAACAGATGTTACCGTATAATCTGTTCCAAAAGATGTATTTCTTAAAAATAACAGAATTGCTTCAACATCACCATCAATAAGTTCTTCAGGTCTTAAATCCTTTTCATAAAGTTTATTTCTTAATAAAGGAAATATAATACTTTCAGTTATACTTTTTTTATAATCCGCATCTGCGATAATATTCTCATCAACAGCAGTTAAATAACCAACTTTAACAGATTTCTTTTTTGATTTATAAAATTTACCTTGACTAGGTAATTGTATAACATCGTGTGGTAAATTGAATTCAGCTTGACCAGCTTGATAAACATCTTGTTCCATAATATAAAATTCTTTTGTTATAAACATAACAAAGACCTATCACTAGTAAAGTAATAGGTCTTGAATATATATTATTTTTTTATTAGTAAACTAAAATACAACGATCCATTCTCATAGAACAACTTATTTTTGCAACACCATCTGAAGAATATGTAAGTGATCCACCATCGTATCCTAAAAGAAAAGTTCCTTCCAAAATCCATTTTTCAACAACAACACCTGTTGGGTCTAACATTTCAAGGTCAACATTTTTCTTGTATCCCGCAGCATAACCCATACGTCCTGTTACCGACTCAGCACATAAACGAATCCATTCCATAACCGCTTGAGACGCAGAAGGTCCAATTGGATCACGGAAAGTAACGGGTAATTCTCCCCAAGTAAAACGACCTGCAACATATGTTGAAGTATTCAAAAATTGAATTTCCGTTGACGCAATTGTAAGTTTTGGTCTTGATGTTGTTTCAACATACCATTCATTGATACCAAGTGATGATGGAAATCTCAAAATCCATCGGTTCTCCCTCTTCGGTTCGTAAGGGATCGGCATTTTCATTAATAAATCAGCCATATTGTTTTTTTTTAATTTTTTGTTTTATTTTTACTATAAATAGTATCTTATGAAAAATTTTTCTATTTACTTCTATTTTTTTTTAAATAATCTATTAACTAGACCAGTTACTCATATTTAGTTTTTCCTTCTTTACTAGTATGATATATTTTTAATTCATCTTCATCATTAAAATATTTTCTCATTGTTTGAACATTTCTTAAATCATCATCTGAAAAACCAATATAAGGTATAAAATAATTACTGATTTTGTTTTTCATAAATGCCTTCTCTTGAAGTTGTCTTGAAAGATTTTGAACATAAGTCATAAACTCTTTCATTGCATTTACTTTTAATTGTTCTGGATTTGCAGCTGATCCTTCTCCGAAACTTACAGGATGAAATCTACACATATCTAAATAAACTCTAATTAGTTCGTCGTCAGAAAGTTCATCTTCATCGGCAAGATCTCTATATTTTTTAAGATTTTTTACAATAGTTTTTTCGTTTAACCCGTGTTTATTCTTTTTAATTAAATTATAAACAGCATTTTTAAGAACTGATGGTGTATGACCTCTTGCTGTGATGATTGAAAAAATAGACCCCTCATTAACCGCCTCAACAAAATCATCCCAAGATGGACCTGTCTCTGCGTTAAGAGAGTCTTTTATAAAATTTTTATCACCAGTTACTCTAAAATCTCTAAAAGGATCATTGTCAAAATCAACAATGGTGTGTCCTTCATATTTAAAAGGTTCTTTTCCAATTTCCGTTCTATATTCAGCAAAATCTTCGGTAGACATACCAACACTTTTTCCTTTATCGTCTTTTAAATAAATTTTGGTTGGCATATACATAAGATTATCGTCCCAATCAAAAGCGTAATACTTCATCGTTGGTTTCATCTGATCGTGAATAATTTCAGAAATAATTTCTTTTACAACTTTTTTATAATTCATAATAATAAATATCTTGTTTAATAAAAAAGGGGAACAATTGTCCCCCTTTAGTTTTCTTTAATTCAAATTAGATATTTTCAAAAGATGCTCCTGTTGGAGTAATATAGAATGTAATATCAATAAATTCAAGAGATCTTGTTGGTTTGATATAGATTTTACCTGTTAATTGGTTTCTATCTAAATCTTCAGGATCTGAAGAAACCGTTACACGGAAGTCATATAAACCACGGTCTCTTCTGATAGCATCTAAGATCGGGTTAACCGCATTTAAGAAGTCTTGTCTTACTTGTGCGTCGTTCTGTTCAAACAACAATCTGATAGATACCGCTGAAATCAACTTACGAGCTTGTAATAACAATCTTCTAACGTTGATTCTGTCAAGAGCAGATTCTCTAACTTGTAGAGTTTTATTACCCCAAATTACCGTACCAACATCAGAGAAAGTGGCAATTGGATTAATTCTACCAACATAAAGAATGTCTCTATCTTCTTGTGTTAACTTCTTACGAGCTTTAATACAATTAACAATACCACGAGTGTAACCTGCCGCTGCGAACCACGGGAACGCGATGTTATCTGTAAGTGCCAAGTTTCTTGTTACCTCAGCCGTTGGTGGAATATAGATTTGAGTGTTATTTACACTATCTCTTGTCAATACCCACGGATAATATGTTGCGGTATAGTTTGAGTCAATTCCTGTGTTATCCAAATTGTTAACCGCTTCTGTAGGGTAGATAAACCCATCAATACCAGTTGTTGTTGGTAAATATAAGTCGTAGTCAGGGGTTGTACAAATATAAAGTGAATCGGCTCTGTTGAATTCAATCATTTGAACTGCGTCTTCAACAAGATTACTATTATTAACATAATCAATACCAGGTGTAACAAATACGTTAATGTTAGTTGCTTCAGGGTTTGCGAATGTTTGTTGACCTAACAAGTACGCATAATAGTCGGTATTAGCAAAGTTTTGTGTTCCATCACCCAAAGAAATTTCTTTAAACGCTCCCCAACCAACTGCGGTAGGGTATCTTGATGAAGGACATGCTCCGTTAAGGAAACCTCTTCTACCAATTTGATATTCGTCGGTATTTGTTCTCCATTCTCTATAGATATCCCAACCATCAAATCCACCTTGAACTAAGAATGTGAATTTACGTGCGAATAATCTGTAATAAGCGTTTGTTGGTAATTCTGGTTCTGTAAGGAATGATGAATTACCACAAACAAATCTTGGTTCACCACTTGTTGAGAATTCAGGTCCGATTGTTAAACCACTTGCATTTACGTCCATATGGAAACCTTCAGATCTATAATTAAATGGAAGACCATCTATATCACAAGAGTTAATCGGGTTTCTCTTACCAATATATTCAAAGAATGCCGGATCCCATCCATAAGAATTAGAAATACCTAAGTAAGTTCTTCTTACGTTATCTCCCGGACTTACTAATGCATTATCGTTACCTGAAGATAAACCAAATGGTGGGTTATAAATAACTTCACCAGGGAAGTCATATTTACCTTTAATAATTGGGAATGGTGAATTAGCACCTGCGTAGTTTCTAAAATTAAACCCGTTAAATCCACAAGGAAGTGTGTCAATCGGAGCGTCTTCACTCATTTCAACCATTACATATCTTGAATTAAGTGCGTATTCTCCGTCTAAAGAACCAATTTTATTTGCGATAAAATTATTTTGACCCGGATCCATACCACAATTTGTAAATTTCTCAAGTACCACAGGGTTTGCGTCTGTATCAAAATAACTACGAATCAATACATCAAACGTTAAATTATTATATGATTGATTAATAATTGATATTTTAACCAATGTGTTTGCTGCGTCACCATCAGAAATTGTATAGAATCTAAATAGGTCGTAAACTTTATTACCTCTTAATTCTGAAACAACAAAAGGTGAAACAGGTGTTTGCCATTTATCTAAATACCAACCAATTGAATCAGGATCACCACTTTGTGCTGAGTCAAGAGCAATTAAGTTAGGATTTAAACCTCTAATATATCCTTTTCTCCATGAGAAGTTTAAGAATGATTGGAAATTTTCTTCAGCAAAAACAGGAACCTCAATTCTTGGTTTTTGGAAGTTAGTTACTCCAAATACCTTAGTCCAATATTCAGGATCGTTTTGAGTAAATGAAGTTTCAAATGAATAATTTGTTCCAAATTTATCAACAACGTTTACACCAAAAGTTGCGTATGGGTTTTTTAATACGGTTGAGTATTGACCTGCCATATTAAGTGTTACGTCTGATGTTCCTGTTACAGAATAAGTTGGGTTAGTTGCATTTGTATAAGTTGAAATACCTCTTGACCTTAATGTTCCAACAACCACATTATCATAATTCACATATGATGTACCAGTATAGTAATAAATTTTACCAACAATTGTTCCTGAATAACAATCTATGTTAACAGGTGTCGGTGTCGGTGTTGGAGATGTAAATGGTGAAGGTGTAATACAAGGATTAACAAATGAAGGAGTTGGTGTTGGTGAAGCCGACGCTTGTGGTGTTGGCGTTGGGTTAGGGTAATAAGAAGTTAAACCTGAAATATAAGTAAAGAAAGAATAACCACTATAATTAGTATTCCCCGTGTTTGTGAATAGGGCATAATACCAAGAGTCATTCAAAGGAGATGTTAAGTCAGTATCATCTAAAGAAACTGAAGGAACGTTAAATACGTTAGTTGCTGCTGTCCATCCAGCACCTTCTAAAGTATTATAGTCATTAGTGTCTATTGAACCAAAGTAAGAAATGTATTCATCTTCTGCAACGAATGGTTGAGAATCGGTTATTACATCAAAAATTAAGTTTCTAATTTGTGAATCTAAAGTAGATACAGATCCATTAAATTGTTCATATTGATCAAATAGTATATTTTGAATTTCATCGGGAAAATCAGTAGTATAACCAATTGTTGTTTGAGAGTTTGTACAAGCTGTAAAAGGAACCGTAAATGATAATTCTTTTGGTGTTACACAAATAGTCTCACAAGTTGTAAAATCTGTAACGGAACTTAAACACCAAACACCAATTGTTGATGGGTTCACGTTAGCGACAGTTGTTACAGACCAAGATGGGCCTGCGTCATATCCTGATAAACCAAGAATTCTAGTTACAAATAACTGATTAGATTGTTGAAGGTATGCCTTGGCAATATACGAAGCTTCGTATTTTGGAATTTGAGTGTTTATGAATTTTTCTGGAGAAGTTGCCCCAAAAACAGTTTCAAATTCTGTGAAATTTGTAATGAAAATAGGTTCAAAAGCTGGACCTATTAAAGTCTCCCCAACAATACCTAATGTAGTTACACCCACACTTTGTGCTACAAAGCTTAAGTCAACTTCAGAAGTATACACACCGGGCGAAACAAAAACCTTACTGTTAGTTGCCATATTGTAAAATACTTTTAATTATTTATTTTTTCTATAAATACTTTGGTTTTCATCAAAAACTTTACAAAATAAAAACTATTTATATCTTGGTATGATTTTATTCTGCCTTTTTTCTGCCCTATGGATAAAGAACTCAAAAAGATAAAAAATTTAAAAATTGACGAAGATGTTCACAATGTTCTTAAAAAATATTGTGATAAGAGAGGTATTAAAATGTATAAGTTTTTGGAAAACTTAATTTTAGAAAAGTGTAAAGAAAAGAAGGATATATACGGAGAAAATTAAATTAAACTTTGTGTAAAAACTACTGAAGGTTCTTGACCTGTATCACCAATTGTCACGACAATTTTTAACACATCCCCATTATTAATCTGAACAAGTTCTAAATCATCACCAACATATTGATCGTTAATGAAAACAGAAAAAGAAATTACATTTGTTGTTTCTAGTAAAAATAAATTACAAGTATAAGCAAAAAGTCTTTCTTCTGTTGTTGCACTATTTGGGTATGAAAAGGATATAGATTCCAATTGTGGTGGTTGTTGTTTCTTTTGGGGTCTTTTTATTGGTCTTTGATCCACTTCAAACATTTGGAATGTTCTTGAAAGTGCAGGATAAACTTCAAATTGATCTTCATCAATTAAAAATCCCATCATTGTGAAATCATATTTTTGAATATAATATTTTCTTTTTTCTAAATCATTAACAGATTCATCAGAAAAAGAATCATTAATAATTGGAATATAATGTCCGTTGATTGTTTGATATGCTTGTCTTGATGCGAATGTTTCCATAACTCTTTGATTAAGAGTATTTGCTTCTCTCATTCTATTACAAACTATTGCCACGGTATATTTTAAATCAATTGGGACTGGTTGTGGTATTTTATAAATGTCAGCACCCTGTCTATTTCCATCCCATGTTGGAACTTCCATATAATAATACATTCGTCTATTTGGTATGTTATACATAACCGCAGGGTTATTTCCATATTTAACTTCAGGATTTCTAATTACGGTTATAAATGGAGGCTCTAAGTTTTTATCAATATTTTGAAAATCCCAAGTTTCAACAAATTGAGACCAGTTTTGAGTTGTAATTAAAATATCAACAACAGGTATTCTATTTCCTTCTGAAACAATATTGAATTTTTCCTTAACAAAATCTAAAAACCCTCTATCTAAGTCTGCATGTAATAATGACTTAGGTAAATAAGTTCCGTCCTTTGTAATCATATCCTTTATTTCTTCTCTTCTTGGAAGAAGAGTCTTAGGATAATTTAAAGGTATTGTTGGTTTAACTTGTTTTGGTAGTGCCATTATAATCCTCTAAATTCATTTGGTCCGACAGGAGCCGCGATTATACTACGGTAAAATGGTTTGTAACCTTTATACGTATGTTTAATGTCCGAAACTACACGACCATCATTTACAACCGTATAATAACGAACAAAGTTTTCAGTATCGTAATAACCAACATAATCACCAAAGTCTATGTCAATTTGTAAATCTTCTAATGTTTTTAAATAAACTGACATTGTTATATTTCCCGGTTCCATTTGATCCATTTTGGTTGTCCCAACCATTTTGTTTTCAGGTGCTGCAATTCCAACATAAGCGTTGAACTCAACAGGGGGTAAAAATTTTATACCATCTTTAACAACCTCACCATAAACATCATCTGTTTTAATTTTATTTCTATCAATTCTATACAATACACAAGTATAGTTCATGTCACCAATTAACCATTCTTGACCGATTGAAACCTCTAATTCAAAGTCTTTCTCACCAAAAAATTTGCCTAACCTTGTTATTGGAACATTATTTCTCATAAAAAATCTTTTTTATTGATAAATATTACTTTTATTATTATTTTTATTAAAAGAATAGGTTTGGAAAATATAAAACCTCTTATTGAGCATAAAGCATTAGAATTACTTGACACCTATAGTGGAGCCAATAACTATATCTTATATCTTAAAAACAAAAAAGAATCATCCAAAAAGTTTTACCCAACAAGAACTCAATCAGATTATATTATATCCTATTACGACACAACACCTAAAGTTGCTCGTAAATGGGTTGATCTTGATAGTTATTTTTCTAAAAAGTTTTCAGAGGAAAGATGTTTGTTAAAAACACCCGAACAAATTTATATTGAAAAGTTGTTGGTTGAAAAAGAAAAATCTTATCATGTTTGGGGTAAGTTTTTTGATGAAGATAAACTATCAGAATTTTGGGTTCCTAAATCAGCATTAATTAAAACACATAATGTCCAATCTGTTTCTATTGATTATACGAAGTATTCACATCGTCCTCCACTTTCTCATCAAAAAATTGCAATTGAAAAATTGGCAGGATCAAAAAGATTTATTTTGGCAGACGATATGGGACTCGGTAAATTCTTGCCCGTAAAAACTCCAGTTTATACTCCATCAGGAACAAAAAAAATTGGGGATATTAGAGTTGGAGATAAAGTTATTGGTAGTGACGGTAAACCCCATAATGTAGTTGGTGTATTTCCACAGGGAGTTAAGGAAACATATAAAATTACATTTAATGACGGATTTTCTATTTTGGCCGGTGATGAACATTTGTGGTCTGTTTCATCGCCCAATTATGGTAAAAATAGAAAAAACGAAAGACGAAAAAAATCTTTAGTGTTATCAACAAAACAAATGTTTGAAGGTGGTAAAATTAGAGTTAAAGGTATTGGTTATAATAAAGATAACGAATATGAAATTGAAACTTATTTCAAATCACCAAACGGAAATAATAAATGGCAAATTCCTATTGTAGAATCAATTCAATTTGAACGTAACGACAATCTTCCAATTGACCCATATTTGTTAGGTCTTGCTCTAGGTGATGGTTCGTTCAATAAAAAAAATATTAGATTTTCAGTTCATAAAGACGATTATGATAATTTATTTACTTCACTAAATTTAAAAGAAAATAAATCACAAGGTAATAAAAGAAATGGATATATTAATGTGAATTTGTCTTTATATGATTTAGGTATCGAACACACCCGTTCCCATAACAAATTTATTCCAGAAATATACAAATATTCATCAATTGAAAATAGATTATCAATTTTACAAGGATTAATGGATACTGACGGTCATTGTATGTTTAATGGTAGTGGGAAGTTTTTAGGGACTGAATTCTCCACCATTTCAAAACAACTTTGTGATGATGTTGTTGAGGTGGTTCAAACATTAGGTGGTATCGCAAGGGTTAAAACACGTATCCCGACATACACTCATAATGGTGAAAAAAAGAAAGGTCAGTTAGCATATAGGGTTAATATTAAACTACCAAAAGGACTGAACCCTTTCAGATTAAAACGAAAATCCGAAAGGTATGTTGAACCAACAAAATATCCAACTGGTAGATTTATTAAAAATATTGAAAAGGTTGGGTTTGAAAAAAGTGTTTGTATTTCAGTAGACTCTCCTGATAAACTATATGTAACCGAACATTGTATCGTAACTCATAATACAACATCAACAATTATCGCATCTTTAGAAACAGGATCAAAAAAAATATTAATTGTTTGTCCGGCATCATTAAAAATAAATTGGCAAAGAGAAATTGAAAATTACTCTGACAGGTCTATTTTTATTTGTGAAGGAAAAAAGTTTTCAACCGAACATGATTTTGTGATCATCAACTATGATATATTAAAAAACTTTCACGACCCAAAGAGTAAGGAATTAACTTTATTAGAACAATGTAATTTTGATTTAGTTATTTTGGATGAGGCACATATGATCTCAAACGCTCAAGCACAAAGAACAAAAATCATAAATAGTTTTGTTAAAAAAATTAATAGAGTGTGGTTGTTAACGGGAACACCGATGACTTCACGACCTATGAATTATTATAATCTTTTGAATATCATTGAAAGCTCCGTCGCACAAAATTGGATGGCGTATGCCATCCGATATTGTCAGGGGTATCAATTTAAAGCAGGAAACAGAAAAGTATGGAATGTGTCGGGAGCGTCTAACCTTGAAGAATTAAGAGATAGAACTTCAAAACAAATTCTTCGTAGATTAAAAGAAGATGTTTTAGATTTACCCGATAAAATTATTACACCTGTTTATTTAAGATTAAAATCAAAAGAATATGAAGATCTTATGGGTGAATATTATGATTGGTATGATAAAAACACAGATGAGTCTTCATCACTTACGGTTCAGTTTTCAAAGTTAATGAAAGTTAGAAAAGTAATTGCAAATGAAAAAACAAAACAAACAATAGAATTTGCCGAAAACATTTTAGAACAAGATAAAAAAATAATTATTTTCACAAATTTTACCGATACCCTTCAAACAATCTATCAACATTTTGGAAAAAAAGCGGTTTATCTTGACGGAAGTTGTTCAAATGCAGTTCGTCAACAAGCGGTTGACTCATTTCAAAATGATGAAAAAATTAAAGTTTTTGTTGGGAATTTAAAGGCGGCCGGTGTTGGTTTAACTTTAACATCTGCCGAGGTTGTTATAATGAATGATTTATCATTTGTTCCTGCAGAACATGCTCAAGCAGAAGATCGGGCATATCGTTATGGACAAAAATCAAACGTGTTAGTTTATTATCCTTTATATGAAAACACAATCGAGGGAGCGATTTATGATATTTTAAATAAGAAAAAAGAAATCATTAGAACCGTTATGGGAGATCAGATATCTCAAAATGTTGGTGATGTTGCAGAAGAAATATTAAATCTAATTAACAAAAGGTGATATTTATTTATAAATAAATAATTTATGCCAACAAAATTAAATCAAGATCAGATTAGTGGACTAAGTGAAGAACTTAATTCATTAGATTCAATAGACGAATCGTTAGAAACAAAAATTTCCACAGAGGACTCAATTAATGATCAAGTGGACGTTGATTTACAAGGTCAAATTGATGAACTTAAAAATGCGATGTTATCTTTAGTTTTTGGAAATAGATTAGATATAATGAACGATGGGACTAATTTATTTGCAATGACACCAACCCAATTTCCAATACCCGTAAGATCAACAACATGGACTTGGTATTTTAACTCAGATATTATTTTTGAGGGAACCTCAAGTTTTTATACACCTATGATGACAGGTGATTATAAAGCGTCCGTAAGATACATAACAAACTTAGGACCTTATATTTTAGAGTCCGATTTTATATTCTTTGAGGTTCCAAATTAACATGAAAGTATCATTCAGTTACGAAAATAAAGATTTTAAAAAACATTCTGACTTTATTAATAAGTTTGTAAAACTTTTGCAACGAGAATTTCCATTAAAAAATGATTTAAAGATATTTTTTTTAAATCAAAAGAAAGGAGAAATGTCTACAGGTAGCAGAAGGGGTGATAATGTTATAAAAGTATTGGTTGGTGATAGAATGAACCGAGATATTATGAGAACATTAGCGCATGAATGGGTTCATGAATATCAAATGGATATTCTAAAAAGAGAACACGGACCAAACATTGGTGGTCAAAATGAAGACGAAGCAAACGCATTTGCAGGAAGAATTGTTAAGATATTTGAAAAAGAAAATCCAGATTACGAACCAAAAATGTATGAAGGTAAAGGAATTGAAAAAAGAATTAATATATTAAACGAAGAAATACTAATATCAGAAAAAACATCAATCAAAGAAAGTTTGTTGGTTGAAATGAAAACAATAGGTGTGGAAAAACTTCCATATTCATATTCGTCTTTATCTAGATTTATTGATACAAAAACAATGAATGTTCATTACAAAAAACATTATAAAGGTTATGTTGATAAATTAAACAAAGCACTTAAAGATAAAGATGGTGATATGACATTAGAAGAAATCATTAGATCCATTAGTAAATTTGATAATGTCATTAGAAATAATGCTGGAGGGGCTTTTAATCACGCATTATTTTGGAAAATGTTGTCTCCCAAAAAACAAAGACCTCATGGTGAAGTTTATGAAAAAATTAAAAAAGATTTTGGGAACATTAAAAAAATGAAAGATAAATTTAATCAAGCCGCCAAAGATCGTTTTGGGTCAGGGTGGTCTTGGTTATATTTAACAAAAGAAGGAAAATTAAAAATCATGTCTTTACCAAATCAAGATAACCCTTTAATGAATATTGTTAAAAAGGGGGGTTATCCAATTTTAGGTCTTGATGTTTGGGAACACGCTTATTACTTAAAATACCAAAACAAAAGAGACGAATACATACAAAAGTTTTGGGATGTTGTTAATTGGGATTTTGTAAATCAACTTTATCTATCAAAAGTAAAAACAAAAAAGAAATTAAATGAATCTCATTTAAAATTTTTATTAGAAAACGAAGAGACAAATATGGGTTTAAAACAAACAATGGAAAAAGAATTACAAAAAATTAGATTAATTCCTTTAGATATGGAAAGTGCTAATGTTGCAATAAATAACATTATAACTGCCGAAATTGAAAGGGGTAATTTGAATTTTGATAGAACCATAAATGGACTTATGACTTTGGATTTAAATACAGTATCAGAAAGATCAAGATTTAGGTTTAATAACTATTATAGTAGATTTTACAGAAGTAGGGTTAGAGGGTTTGAATTTGAGGGATTAATATCTGGTTTATTAGGGGGGACAATATCTGAAGGATTAAATACCCCATATGATATTATTACTCCACAATCTGAAAAAATTTCTTGTAAAATTATTAGAGATTTAAATGAGTCTGTTGTTCTTAAAGGTGTTAATTATTCTTTAGGTGAATATATAAACAACTACACAGGAAGTGATGAAAATAAAAAAGAACTTATTTTAATGTCCAATACCCCAAACCCAATAAGTTATCTTATCAATAGCACAAATCAAGATTTTAAAAATATTGCAGAAGACTTAATAGATTATTTGTTAAAAGATGTTGATGGAATGTTACTTGGAATACCTCAAGAAGATTTTAAAATAGTTTTATTTTATTATGATAAAGAAAAATTAAAAAACATAATAAAAACACCGGGAATGACCGTAAACCCAAAAACCAAAGGGTCAAAACAAATTAGATTTTCAACTAAAGTATTGAAATTAACTGACTCTGACACTGCACCAACAAAAGGATCAATAAAATTTCCAATAATCTCTGATGAAGAATATACATCTTTTTTGCTTGGTGACGAAAAAACAAAAGAAATATTAGATTTATTCAATCAATTAGGATCACAATACGGTGTTAATAAGTTGGGGGATAATATTCCTCAAGATATCATTAATAAGTTATCAAAGAACGACAGATTTAAAATGGATATTCAACAAGTACTTAAATAAATTTTAAGATATTTATAAAGAAAACTCCTATGGCAATTATTAATGAACCAGAAAGAAGTCAATTCTATCAAAAGGTAAGACATTTATTGGGGGCACCTCTTAGATCTGTTGAATTAGAAGATGAAATGATGGATACTTTGTTGGAATATTCCATTGACGAATATTCGCAATATGTTCAAGATTGGTTAACAGAATCACAATGGACATCACTTTATAATTTAAATCTAGACACACAATCTCTATCAAGAGCATTTATCACAAAAAGTTTAGATTTTGAAACAAGATACACATACGCATATTCTAAAATAGTTGGTCTACAAGCCGGAGGTGACTGGGAAATTAAAAAAGATTACATTCAGTTAGTTCCTAACCAACAAATATATGAAATACCGGCAGGTCGTGAAATAAATGAGGTTTTATGGTTTACACCATCAACGTTAAACAACCTAATGTTTGGTTTAGGAGGTTTTGCTGGTGTTGGAATTGGAACAGGTCTTGGAGGTGGAGGAGGTCTTGCTCAGATTGGTAATATGGCAGGAAGTTATTATTTAACACCAGCGTTTGACACCCTATTAAGAATGCAAGAAGTTAACATCCAAAGAAGAATATACGCAGGAGATTTAACTTATTATATTACCGCACTTCCTGGTGGAAAAAAAGCGTTACACCTTCTAAACACACCGGGGGGTAAATTTGATTTTGGAAACGCAGAATTATCAAAAGGACAAGTTTGGTATTGGTATTATGATACTTCACAAGGAGATAGAGATAAGTGTTTGGCAGATAATCCTGATATTATTTTATTACCTTCAGATGTTCCATACGATAAAATTAGTTGGTATAAACTAAATAACCCCGCTCAAGTTTGGGTTAGAAGATGGTTTACCGCATATTGTAAAGAAACGTTGGCAAGAGTTCGTGGTAAGTTTAGTGGTAATTTAAAAGCTCCTGATGGTGATTTACAAATGGATTACGCATCTTTATCAACCGAAGCTAAAGATGAAAAAACTAAATTGATTGATGAACTTATTGGTGCTGATGGCAGACTTACAAGACTTCGTCCTGAAAAAATAATGGAGAGAGAAGCTTTGTTGGCTGAAAATCTTAACAAACAATTAAAGTTTAGAGCAATGCCTCGTCAAATATATGTAATTTAATTTTTATGGCAATACATAGAGAATCACCAATTAGAAAAACGGTATTTAGAGGGGGAAGGTCTATAAACCTAAATACTTTTGACACAATTGTCGTTAGTGAATCCGTTTATACGACTAATGGCGAAAATTTGTTATTAGTACGAGATGTTAGTCAATGTAAGATAAAATTAAACTCAACCACAACAGATAAAATCACAATAAAATCTTTAACTAATTGCTCAATAATTCCTGATGTTGGGAGAATTGATGATGATTGGGATGAAATTAACATTGGGCGTGGCGCTTGTATAGAACTTAAAAACATACAAGGAGTGTGGTATATCTTATCAAGTGACGGGATGAAACTTGATTAACTCATTTTCAGGAACGTATTTTAACATACTTTCATCCGCCAACTTATACATATGAAATGGAGTTTCATTAACCCTGTTCCAAAACAACATTTCTTCATCTGATATTTCCATAACATCTTCTAACTTATCTTGATCACCTTCATCAAATGGTTGTCCGTTAATTAATTCACATTGAACTTTAGTAAAAAATGGTCTGTCTTCAGGATTTTTAACCAACAAGTTGTTTCTAACTTCTTGTTTAAACACCACAAGTAATGGCTCAACTCTTTTATTAAATGTTGCAATTGCTCGTTGGATATTGTATTGACCTTTCATAGTTGGGTTGTTTTCTAAGTCAGATGGGTCAATTCTATAACAATTAAGTTGGATGATTGACTCTAATGAATCAGGAACTGGTCCTCCGTAAGTGTTAACATGTTCTTGAGACCAACCTTTCTTTGGTTTATTCACTTTTTGAACATCTCCGTGTGACGCTTTAGTTCCGTTGTTTACGTAGAATATTACATCACCAAGATTTACATTAAGACCTTCTTTAATTGCAAGTTCCATATGTGCTTGACGAGACATTAAACTTCCAGCCTTTGTTGTTTGTTTACTACGAATAATATAATCATCAATACTTTGTTTCACTTTTGCTTTGTTTGCAATATCCATTAAAGGAATTTGTAGGTCAAATATCTGTTGTACGTATTCATAATACCACTCTACAAACTCTTGACCTTTACCATCAAGAAGTAATTTGATCCCCTTATCTAAAAACTTCTCAATGTAGATTGGCATTTTCTTAGACTTGATTGAGTTTCCTGTAAGTTTAATTTTACCTTTTGCGGTAATAAGAGCGTAGTTTTTTCGTGCCAAGTTAATACATGCCGGCCATTGTCCATCGGTGTCAAGAGCCATTTCACCTCTCATTGCAAGATCATTAAACTCCATAACATCTGCCTCTTCACCAATATATTCTTTACCATCAACTACTTTCCAATTAAGACCTTTACCAACATATCGTCTTTCTTCAACACCTTCAGGAACCGAAAAGTTAATACCGTCCGTGTCCATTACGAGTGGTGTGTAACCACGATCCATAAAGAAGTTAATCATCATTCTAAGGTACTGACGACCAGTACAAGTAATCATTTCCCCTTTATCCATATCACCCCAATGAAATACTTGTGGTGCAGACAAAGCCCCAAACATGGAGTTAATAAAGATCTTAATTGGTAATTGTTTACGGTCATAAGAAGTTGATTTCTTTTTATCAATAGACGCATATTCCTCAGCTAATTGTTTGTATTTGATACGAGTATTACGAAAGTATGATAATAGACCTTTCATCGCACCTGTTACATCACACTCAGGAAATACATCATGAACCAACTGAATAGATGGGTATAGAGACGAGTAGTCAAGTTTTAATACGTTCTTTGAGTATCCTGTTCTAATCAGACGAGAAAGTCCACCTACGAAGTTCCCTTTGTCGTTTTTGGATGGTATTGAAAGTCCATGTTTATAAGACCAAGCTAACATCAACATTTTCCAAAGAGTCGCTGTCCCCATTGTTGAAACTCGTTCATAAGTTGTTGGAAGAAGTGACGCCAACAAGAATGAACCTTGATTGAATTCCTCGTCAACCAAAAGAGTTTCTTCTAAGTCATCGTCAAGATAACGCTCAATAATGTCGTCCCCTGTTGTTTTAATATAAACATTTGAATGTCTTGAACAAATATCATCAATTTTAGAATCAACACCAACTTTTTTATATTTACCATTTTCAATATTTAACCAATAGTCTTCTTTATCACGATACATAGATCCAATTTTATCATGATCAACGTAAATACGATCCGAAGATTCTGCTTCAATATATTTGGTAATATACTTCAAACCAGCTTCTTTGATGTTTGAGTTAATCGCTTGAGCACGACGAACTGAATGTAGAATATCAATAATGTTATAACCCCACATTTGAGTTTGAGTAAACTTTTCAACCTCATTTGCTAATTTCAACATGGAATCTTTTTGTGAAATAGATTTTTGGGGATTTAATGATTTGGCAATTTTTTTAATATCAAGGTTTAAGAGTTTACATCTTTCATAAATCCAATGCCAGTCAAAGTTAAATGAGTTATACCCTGAAAGAATGGATGGTTTTTGTTCTTCAATAATACGAAAGAATTCAGTGATACCCCTTCTTTCTTCATCTTCATTGGTACATTCAATTACTTTTTTGAACCCTCTGTTTGTTTTAATCCCAATCATGAATATTCTACCATCTTTAGGTTCTAAAGATGTGGTCTCAAGGTCAAATACCATTCTTGTGATATCGTTGTAATCCTCAAATCCTTTGAATAATCTCTTTTCTTTTGAGATGAGGTATTGCTCAACGGGGGGTAATACCATTATAAGATCTTTAACGTTTTCACCCCACGGATCAACTCCACCTTCTCTAAAAAACTGAATTAAATTTCTATAACCTTTTGTTGATTTGACCATAAATGTTAAACCATTCTCTAACCTTTCGTTCCCATCGGTTCTGAGTTTTTCAATAATGATCCCATGTTTTGACATGGCTTCTTTTTGTACTGCTTTTGATTTTGAATAAAAGTTTAGATTTTTTAAATCTCCGACCCATGCAAAAGATATGAGACTATCTTTTTGTATTTGTTTTCCTTTTCCAGGAACTTCTTTTATTTTAAAAATTTTGTCGGATACATAATCATATTCTACTGATACGATATATTCTTCTGCGTCGTTTCCTTGTAGGAAATTTTCAATTTCTTCTTGTGATATCATAATTATTTACTTTTGGTGTATTAGCTACCGAATAAGGTCGGCATTTACCTTCGTAAATAAATATAGAAGTAAAATTTACTCTTATCAACTAAAAATAAAAAATTAAGGGTAAGGGACTCCTGATGGTGGATAAATTAACCTTAGACCGTAATCAAATGTTCCCGGCCCCCCAAAAGAGAAATTATGGGTATAAAAATCAAATGATGAAACACATGGATCATTACCAAAAACGCCACCAGAAGTCTGATAAACCGTAGTACCAAGACTATCTCTTAAATGAAAATACAACACATTCCCAATAGGAATCTGTATCAATCCAAAACTTGTCAAAGTAGGACAAGTTGTTGCTGATTGAGTATTTAATAGGTTCCACGTCAATCCTGTTGGAAAAGGTTGTGTTGATATGAAAGAAGGATTGATCGCGTAATAAATACTATATGGTTGAGATAAAGATAATGGGTCTAAAGCAACTTTTACGTTCATATAACCAAACTGTTGTGTAGGTGTTACTGTTGGAGTGGGGGTATTTGTAGGTGTAATTGTGGGGGTTACAGTGTTTGTAGGTGTTACCGTAGGGGTTACAGTGTTTGTAGGTGTTACCGTAGGGGTTACAGTGTTTGTAGGTGTTACCGTAGGGGTGTTAGTTGGTGTGTTTGTAGGTGTTACCGTAGGGGTATTTGTCGGAGTTAATGTTGGAGTTACTGTGGGTGTTGGTGTATTAGTTGGTGTATTAGTTGGTGTAACGGTATTAGTTGGAGTATTAGTTGGAGTATTAGTTGGCGTAACGGTATTAGTTGGCGTAACGGTAGGAGTAACGGTAGGAGTAACGGTTGATGTTGGTGTAGGGGTTGGTGTATTACTTAATACAGGATATGGGGTCTGAGTTGGGGTTGGTGTTGGGAATGGAGTTATACAACAATTATAATCTAAAACATAACAATTATTATAAGGAAGATCATTTGATAAATAACTTTCAACAACATTAATGAATAACCTTTCTCTAATCGGTAAAACAAGTGTCCCTGTTTCATTTATAAATACAAATTGACCTTCATAACGACCTGGTTTACTTGTGTCTTGTGGAGTAAATCTGTAATACACATAAAATTCAGGACTTGCATTTGGATTCATTTCCATTTTCTCAACAAAACTTGCCGCTTCGGAATTGATTTTTAAAACACCAGTTTCGGTGTCCGACATAGAAAAAAATATTGATGAAGTCTCAATAAAACTCATCATAGACTCGTAATTACTTATACCGTCTTTTACGACTTGTAACTTCAATAATGGCAAATTTGAATTCTGACCGATAGTAAACTCCATCTATACTTTCTTTATAAATACCTTAGTTGCGATTTTAATTAAGGACAAACTCCATTAACACAATTGTTATTTCCTCCCGAAACACTTATGTAGTCATATGGTTGTGTAAAGGCGGCACAGAAAGTTTGAGATCCATTAAATGGTAAAGTTATTGCAGTACCATTACCATTACAATTCACATATCGCGAATTAAACACATTATTTTGTGTTTTAGTATATGTAAAACATTTACAAGGAAATGAAGTTCCACACTCATGGGAATAAATCACTTGAGTATAATTACCGAATAATAAACTATACGCACCAACATACACTACTGTATTTGGTGAGTAAGGTAATCCATTTCTTTTTAAAACTTTAAACCAACCGCCATTAGTCGCAAAAGAATAAGTGTCAAAACTTGGTGTCGCCCAAAGAGTTTGACCAATTGTTAAAGCCGACATTACAGGTGTATATGCGGTTACAAATTGACCAGTTTGTGAACAAGCGTTATTAACACTACCCGACCCAAATGACACAACCCACTCAGTATAACCTGTTGGTTCAGGACCTAAGGTTGTAGATGTTGTTGTAACATTTATTGAAGTGGTTGATGTTGTAGTTGGTGCTATGGTTGATGTGGTAGTTGTTGGTATTGGAGGAATTGGTGGTGGTAAAGGTTGTGATTTACAACAAGGAAAATCTACAACATAACAACTTTGATATTCATAATCATTTATTATAAAACTATCCGTTACGTTTACAAATATGTTTTGATTTAGTGGTAATGTTAAAATTCCTGTTTCATTTCTGAATAAAAATTGACCTTGATATCTACCAACACTTTTCGTGTCTTTTGGTGTAAATTGATAATAAACATAGTATTCAGGTTCTAATGTCGGATCAATTTGTTCTTTTTTCATCACACCCGCAGGTCTGGTAGTAAATTTTGGAATACCTGTTTCTGTGTTTACCATAGAAAAAAATATGTCAGTTTCTTCTAAAAACCGCATAGTTCTATCGTAGTCACTTCGTCCGTCTTTTATTACATTTATTTTTAATACAGGAAGAGTTGCCCCCTTTTTAATGAAAAACTCCATTCAAGTTATTTTTCAATAAATACTTGAATTAAAATTCTTTTCTTAAACTACCTTCGTAGAAATCAAACCTGTCGTGTTCAGTTGGTGTCATAAGTAAAACCCCACTACTAATTCTACCCTTTATTGTTTCTTTAAAACAATGGCTCATTAATGTTTGTTCGTATGGAAATTGAAATTTTGTTTCAATATAACACTTATAATTTCCTTCTTTTGATAAAATAATTGGCCAGTTAGACAAATATACCTCTCCTGTGGCATATGGAATACCTTCATATGATTTTATATTTTTAAACTCTAAACATGGTGAATTTGGGTCTTGTCCGTGTCTTGGTAAATTTTGGTTCATAGGCCAATGACTTTTTCTAAACTCTTGATCCACATTATACCACGACCATTGTTTTTCATGACTACCAAAAAACTCCGTAAAATTTAATTTAAGAAAATCTAATTCTTCTTTTTTAAATATTTGTAAAACTTTTCTGTATAGATTTTTAGTTTTCCTATTAAAACCATTTTTACAAACATTTTCACTACCATTATAGAAAAACATATCATCTTCAAAGAAATAATAATAGTCCATATCGGAGTCGTTAAAGTGTTCCGCCACAAAAACACGACCGCCAGTTATTCCAATATTATCTTTTTTGATATGTTCAAATCCATATTGATCACAGAGTTCTAAATATTTTGGTGTTGTTGATAGGTCTGTTGAATTATCTAATAAAAACTTTTTTGTTTTAGAAATAAAATCAGAATCATATTCCATCATAGAATTGATTAACGTTTCAAATTGTTTTGGACTATTAAACGAAATAACATATAGACCAACGTCTCCCGATGAACTTTTAACTATTTTTTTTGTTTTTCTTAATGTTTTTAGTTCTACCGTATCATTTTTAATGTCTTCAAAAAATTTGTAAACAAGACCATTTGACTCAATTTCAACATAATCGGTAATTGTTGGATTGTTATATAAAAGAATTGAAAATAAACTTTCTTCGGTTCCCATTAAACCCCTTTGTAATGTTGACTTAATAAGTTCATAATAAAGGGTATTCATTTGACGAATAACCTCTTTTGTTCCACCAAAAAATCCACCACGACAAACTTTATCAACTTTTGTTCCCGTTATCTCTGTCATCTTATCAATGTTAAACCCATGAATTTCACGATCCGCTTGATATGGAAAACAAACAAATAAAAAATTATCGGATAATTTATCTATCTTTGGTAAAACATTATCGTGAGTAAAATAACCCATATTAACGGTATTTGCCAAACCAGCATCAATCCAATAAAGTTTTTCTGAATTGAATTTATCCAAAAGAAGGGCATCGTGTAATATAAACATTTTGGACATAACCAATGGGTTATACATTTCCAATTTTGCCTGAGTTGAGTCCTTTAACCATCCGGCTAAATTATACCATTTTGGATTATTTCTAATTGATTGTATTTGATCAAAAAACTCACCATTTCTAAACCAACTTAAATCTCTTAAAACAAATTGTGTGTTTTCTTCATTTCTTCTTTCTGTGACAAACCTTTCTAATTCTTTGTCACCAAAAATTATCATATTACAATCTACTTGTAATAATTGTTCAAACTTATTTAAGTAGTGATCAAAAGATCTTGACCAACCTTCAGATAAGTTTCCTCTACCAATATCCCATAAACCAGTTACTAATGTGATCATTTTACTTTTACTTTACACACCCACACCACGTCTTGAAAATCTTCGTTCATGTAGGACTCTAAATTATTTTTTTCACAAGATTCTTTTATGTCTGAAAATTGTATTTCGTGCCAATTCCATATCTTGTTCTCAATATGATTTTTAAAATATTCTTCGTCGTAAGCATAATCATGAGCCATGATAACATCTCCGATTTTTAAAAGAGAAGATAATAATCTAAATTCATTAATTTTACTACCACCATCACATAAAACCAAACTAATACCATCCTGTTGTATGAAGTCTTCAATTTCTTTTCTATGTTCTAAATCACTATACGGATAGTTAAACGGGTTTTTTGTTATGATCTCAATTCCTGCCTCATTTTTATTTTTTAAATTGATTTGTTCTAATATGTCGTAAGTTCTAATAATTGACTCATTAAGATTATTTTTATTTAATAATCTTCTTAACATTAAAGTTAAACCACCATTTGCGGTGCCAATCTCTAATATTCTTTTTGGTTTTAATTCTGAAATTAATAAATCAAACTTTTCACCAACATTTTGGTGTTGGCTAATAATTAAGTTTTCGTATACAAAATGCCCTTTAACCATATTTTACAAATTACCTATAATTCTTTCACACCAATCTTTAGATATAGAGTGTGGCCAAACCACCCAATATGAAGGAATTTCCGTTGTATTAAACTCTCTCCATACTTTACCATAACCATCAGGATCAGATTTTATTCTCATAATCTCATTGGCGTCGGCGTCTTGTCTAAATAGTGTGTTATGTTCTTTATCATGGAAAGCGACAACCCAAAAATCATAATCAGTTTCAGGAACACGATTTAAATCTAAATCAATACAATGTTTGAATATGGTTGAAAATGAATTTTTCCATTCTTCTTCTGACTTAAACTCATATGTATTTGGGGGATATTTTTTATCAATTGTTTCTTGTTGAATGCCTCTTGTTTCAAAAAGAACTCCTGCGTATTTTTCATAATCTCTAATGGTTCTTTCAGACCCAAACCATTCTGAATAATCACCATTATATGTTTCTCCATCAACACCAAGTAGTTGTCTGTTTCTTTTATGACATGCCGTATTTTTTAAATGCCATTCTTTATCATCATCCCAGCACTTCACACGCGATTTCCTCGTATATTCGTGCCAAACAACTACTTTATGTGGGTGGAACAAGTCATAACCATAGGTAAACGCTCTTACCGCAATTGAAATTTCCTCACCATGAAAATAATATAAAGGGTCGTGTTGTACTTCAGTACTAAATTGACCTAACGTAAATGCGAAATGAGCCGAATAAAATCTTGCAGGAATAGGCTCTTTCATTTCTTTCCACCCTGGAATTGTTTCAGGTAAAAAGAATACAACACCTTCAGGTGTAAATCTATCAAAAGACATTCGCCAAGGTTCTTGCACCCTTGCTTCAGGATCATTTTCAGGGTCAAATGATGAAACATAACCCGTAAGTAAAGGTTTCTTATGTCCCTTTTTTTGGAGTTGTTTTATCATCTTAATTAATGTACCATCCCAACCCTTTTCGAACCTCATATGGGAATCAATTTGAAGGGTGTACTTTTCACCTTTATATAATTGTTGTACTTGATTTCTCGCCCAACAAACGCCTTTAGATTCGGTGTAATTAATGTTTAAGATTCTAAATCTTTCATCGCCATCATATTCGGATAAGTCATCAAAACCATCTTCAGGGTGATATTGTCGACATACCCCAAAAATTAAATTATCAGGATGAGTTGCGTTCTCAATACAGTTTTTAATTGTCGGAATTAATTGAGGATCTCTGTAGGACGCAATTTGTATAAAAATGGTGTTCATATTATTTTAATTTATTAAAAAATAAGTGTAAAATAAAAAATATGAATATTTTTTATTTAAACTATTTTACAACCCTTACTTAAATTATCAAACCACCATAAAGGTTGTAGGTTTGTGTAATGACACAACGTTTTTAATTCTTCATCATTTTTTGCGGAGGACAGAGGTATTATATGGTCAACATGCCAACCACTTAGTCCGTAATTATCCCATGACATAAGATCAACAAATTTAGATTCAAGATAGATTTTTAACTCAGTTGATGTTAAACCAACAATTTCGTAAGTACCCGTATTTAACGAAAACTTATTGAACTTAATGTAGTTTTTAACTCTAGTTCTATAGTTTCTAATTAATTTTAGATGGCTATTATTTTCATATTTAAGTCGTTCCTTCTCCCGATAATCTTCTAAATTTTCACTTCGTTTTAGTCGTTTATATTCATTAACCTTATCTTTATTTTTTTTCTCATATGATTTACGAGATTGTTTTACTTTTTCTGAATTTTTTAATCTCCATTCTTTATGGTAATTTTCGTTCATAGAGACCCATTTCTTATATTCTTCACTTCTTCTCTCTTTATTTTTTTCCCAATAAAGTTTATTAACATTTGGATTTTTCTCAAGATACTGTCTTGACTCTATTTTACGACACATTTTACACCTGCTTTGCAGGACATCCTTATTGGTTCCCTTTAAACCAAATTCAATAATATCTTTTGTTTCTTGACAACAACTACAAGTCTTAGTTTCCATAATTTTTAAATTGTTAAGGACCTTCAAACAAATAAATCGCAGCATCTTGAAACAAGAACACCTCAAATCCTTCAAATAATTTTCCATAAATTTCACCACAAGTAAGAAGAAATATTTTTTCACAACCCAAAGAGTCAATAATCTTTAATATAATTGGTGTTGACGTATCTAATGGTGGTGGAACACTAAAAGTTAAAGGTGGTATAATAAACGTAGATCCTGACACCAAATAACAATATGTGATTGTTTGATCACAAACATATATATCATAAGGAGGGGTTCCCGATATTGAGGTTATTTGAATTATATTAGACATAAATAAAAAGGACAATTTTTAATAAACAAAGTCCATTAAATAAATATCTTAATTTACGACTTCTAAAACTTTTAGGTGAACTTCACAATTAAAATGTATAAATTATTTTTATGGTATGGATATCATTAAAATATTATACCTTGTACCACATTTATCCACAGGAGGAATGCCCCAATTTGTCTTAAAAAGAATTGAATCACTTCAAAAATTCAAAGACCAAGTAGAGATCTTTTTGGTTGAATACTCACAATTCAGTGATACATACGTAGTTCAAAGAAATCAAATAATAACTCTATTAGGTATGGATCATTTTTATACCTTAGGAGAAACAACTCAAAGTGATAAAAAATATGATCTAATTAAAATTATACAACAAAATGAAATAGACATCGTTCATGTTGAAGAAATATCAGAAGGGTTTGAAAGTTTTAATAAAATACCATTAAACTTATTAAACCAACTTTATGATAACAAAAGGTCTTGGAAAATAATTGAAACCTGTCATAATGTTTGGTATAACCCTGAAAATAAAAAATTACACCCTGATGCATATTCTTTTGTGACCCCATATCATTTTGAAACATTTAAATCTGAAAAATCATATAAGAAACTTCATACATATCCATATGAAAATAAAGTAAAAACCATTTTAGAAGAATTAGATATACCTTTAACCGAACACAGAGTTCCGTTACTTAAAAAATTAACAGAAAGAGAAAAGTTAAAAATAGACCCAACTAAAACCCACATCTTAAATGTTGGGTTATGGACCGAAGGAAAAAATCAAAAAGAAGGTATTGAAGTTGCAAGATTACTTGAAAATAGTAATCCCGATTTACATTTTCATTTTATTGGAAACCAAGCAGAAAACTTTAAGACCTATTGGGAACCGATTATGAATGATCCACCAAAGAATGTCACAATTTGGGGTGAAAGAAATGATGTTGATTCATTTATGATTGCTTGTGATGTTATGATGTTTAATTCGGTTTGGGAGTGTAATCCGTTGGTAATTAGAGAAGCAATCAATTATGGTATGAAGATTATTGCAAGAAACTTTTTACATTATATGGGAATGTTTGATAACTATATCACACCAATAGAAACTAATGATTATTTAAACATTTCTAATCAACTATTAAAACTCATTAGTAGTGATAAAACATATGAAATAGAAAATCAAAAAGATTTTGGAAAAGATCTTTTATCTTTTTATGATGAGGTTTTAAAAATTGAAAAATACAATAATATTCCGATTGAAAACGATTATGTTATTAAACAACATTTTGTTGTGAACCCGTTTTTTGAAATATTGGGTCAGGGGGATAGAGAGTTTAATATTAAATTATTTGATGAGAAATCTTTGGTTTATGAAAACAAAATTAAAATAAATAGTTGGGTTAAACTCAACCGAGAATATTATACAAAATGGAAAACTGAAGTTAGAGAAAACAACAATCTTATTTATGAAAATGTTTTAGATCTGGAAAACAAAAGAGTTTATATTTCTTTTGGGTCAAAATCTCTTGGTGATACATTAGCATGGATCCCTTATTGTGAGGTATTTAGAAAAAAACACGGTTGTCAACTTATAGTGTCTACTTTCCTTAATAGTTTATTTAAAGATCAATACCCCGAAATAGATTTTGTTGAACCTGGCGAAGTTGTTTTAAATATCTACGCACAATACAGATTGGGTTGGTTTTATAATGAAGACGGGGAATTAAACTCCAATATTCATAAAACAGATATTAAAACACAACCACTTCAAAAAACGGCAACCGATATTCTTGGTTTAGATTATAAAGAAATAAGACCAAATCTTAATTTACCAAATGTAGAAAAAAAGAAAAAAGTTGGGATTGGTTTTCATTCTACATCACAAGCAAAATATTGGAACAATAAAAATGGTTGGCAAGAAGTTGTTGATTACTTAAATAATCTTGGGTATGAATGTATGATCTACTCAAAAGAAGGTGATGGGTATATGAATAACTTTTACCCAAAAGGAGTTTCAGTTTTTAAAGGTGGAAATTTACAAGAGGTAATTAATGATCTATCTACTTGTGAATTTTTTATAGGTCTTGGATCAGGGTTGTCTTGGTTAGCCTGGGCTTGTAAACTACCCGTTGTTCTTATATCGGGGTTTAGTGAAAAATGGGCTGAAACAAAATTAGACACATATAGGGTAATAAATGAAAACGTTTGTCATGGATGTTTTAATTGGGATAGATTAGACGCAGGAGATTGGGATTGGTGTCCTTTACACAAAGGAACTGATCGTCAATTTGAGTGTTCAAAACAAATAACATCAGAGATGGTGATAAAAGAAATAAATAAAATTAGAAATAATATAACTTCTTTTAATTGGGGTAATCAAAGTGAGTGGTATAAAGAAACGATAACTTCTGAAATATTTTAGGACAGAATATATGAAAAGTTTTTTGAAGTTAATGAGGGTGATATTGTTTTAGATTTTGGGTCAAGTATTGGTCCTTTTACATATTCTATTTTAGATATTAAACTAACCAAAACGCCTGATACTGTTGCCATAATATTACAATTCTACCCAAGTATTGTCGGGATTAAAATATATTTTTTTTCCACTCCCAACATCTCCTGTGGCATACCCAACAATTCTAACCACTTCACCTGTTCCACCAGGAGCTATTTCTGTGATGGAACCAGGGACACTTCTTAAATATAGAGGAACACCGATAGTAAACCCCCAACTACTATTATACGCATAACCTCTAACCAACATACCTTCCGATGGACTACTACCTAACGCAATTGCTAACATACTAGTTGATGTTGTTGCGGTTGTAGCATCGGTTTTTAACCAATCACCATTAATATCTAAATAAACAACATCACCAGCATTAAACGAACTACCAACACCACCAAAAGTTACTATATCACCATAACCTTCAACACTGGTTGTTCCCGTTAATTCTGAAGTTGGGTCGTGATAAAAAGAAAATCTTCCACCTGAAGTGTATATTGCATAATTTTGTGACGCACCGCTAGCAAAAGATCGTAAACCTATATTTGATTGTGCGCTTCCATTAACACTAACATCTAAACCTTTTTTATTTGTACTTAGAAAACTACCACCACCTAAAACATTAATCAAAGCGCCTGTTTGAGAATCACCACCATTCGTGTCGGCGTTAGTGTTAAGCACTTGCATACCAATACTATCTCCTGTTGTCCCATTAATAAAGGCTTCGTAACCTATGTTAAAAATAGTTGCATCTGAAACCGTGACAGAGTAACCTATATTACGTTGGGATTGATTTATAACTTCAAAGTTAGAACCATATTTTCTACTAAAACCATTGGTAATAGATCCCGAAACAAGACCTTTTATTCCATACTGTAATGGAAAGGTTCCATATCCTGTGGAATTATTCGATACGTCTATACCTGTATTATTTCCGTCATTATCTCCTCCTGCACTAATTAAAATACCTGTGTTTGAACTTGAAGCACCATAAACAGTAATTTCTGCTCCGTATAATTTTGTATTACCAGTTGGTGTTCCTTCAGAATCGATCAATAAAGAAGAGTGTTGTGGAAAATTATGTTGTGAAAATATTTTTAATGAAGGAATAGTTCCTATTGTATCATAGATATCAGTACGGCCAGTTATGTTTAGTAATGTAGTATCAAAAGTCATATTACTTTCGGCAACTATTCCACCTGAACCATCTGAAGTTAATATTTCATTATTTAATCCCGGAACTGCCGGTGATGTTCCGCTTGTTCCATCAGTACCTGAAGTACCATTTACCCCTGATATACCACTAGTACCATCAGTACCACTAGTGCCGTTAGTCCCTGAAGTTCCATTTGTACCATTGGTACCCGAAGATCCATTAGTTCCGCTTGTACCATTCGTTCCTGAAGTTCCGTTAGTTCCTGATGTTCCGTTAGTACCTGATGATCCACTAGTACCATTGGTTCCGTTAGTTCCTGATGTTCCGTTAGTACCTGATGATCCACTTAAAATCGCTTGTAAATACGTTAAGGGTGCGTAATATGACGATCCTTGCGGACTTTGTGATGTATCCCCCGTAACTACTACGTGAATAATATCATTCAATGTGATCGCAGAAACTTTTGATCTATCTGTTAATCTGTTATAAATTGGCATCTTATATTATAAATATTTCTGTTAGTTAAAATAAAATTAAATAACACATATAAATATGAACTCAAATCCATTTTAATCTATTTATAGGATATGTCAAAAAAAAAGTTAAACGACTTGAAATTAAATCTTTATTTAAAAGAGTTAAACCTTTTAGATTTAGAAAAAGAATATGTTGATGAATTCACCACATATCATAAACCATTATTTATGGAAGAAGCAATAAAAATGGGTTATGAATCTCCAATAGTGACAGGAGAAACTAACTCTTGTGGTATTAAAAAAGACAAACCATTTGAGGTTTCAGAAAAAGAACAAAAAACAATCAAATCAATTTTTAGGGCTATCGCAAAAGAATGTCATCCAGACAAATCAAAAAACCCGTTAAGATCAAAATGGTATGAAGAATCTCAAATTGCATATGAAAAAAATGATTTATTAACACTTTATAAAATTGCAAAAAAAATCAATATTGAAATAGATTTTGAATCAAATGGCTTTATATTACTACAAAAGACAATAGAAGAAAAGAAAAAAGAATTACAATTGGTGTCAGGTTCTTTTTTATGGTTATGGGTTCATTCTGAAACTCAAGAACAAAAAGACGAAATAATAAAACAATTTATAAACCAAACAAAACAACAGTGATGAAAAATTTAAAAATTGGAATTACATTAGGTTTACAATCAAACACAGAATCAATATGGACAAACGGAATGAAACAAAATGTTCTAATGTTCGTTCATTTATTAAAACAATCCAAAAACAATTATGAAGTTTTTATATTAAACACATTTGATGTAGATTTTTCTGAAAAAAGACCTTCATATCTTAAAGATATCAATATCTATAACTTTAAAGATAAGTTTATGGAAATGGATCTTATTGTAATGATGGGAGCCCAAGTTTACGAAGAAGATATTAAGAAGTTTAAAGAAGATAAAAATAAAAGATTTATCGGTTACAAATGCGGAAACAATTATGTAATTCACATGGAAAATGTTTTGTTTAAAGAAAACAAAAAAAGATATTTTGAATATGAAACGACATTTGATGAACTATGGTATATTCCACAACAACACGATACAAATAACGGATTTTTCTCAACACTATATAGAACAAATTCATTCATTGTTCCTTTCATTTGGCATAATAAATTCTTACTTGAAGCGGTGATTGGAATTGAAAGTGGTTTTAAAGATGGTCGTTATAAAAAAGGTTATAAATATAACCCCGACAAAGAAAAAAAGGTACTAGGAATTATGGAACCAAATATCAATGTTGTTAAATATTCTATAATCCCAACAATGATTGCTGAAGAATCTTATAGGACTGAAACAGGAAAAAATAAAATTGATAAACTTATGATTACAAATGGCGAAAAACTTAAAGAAAATTATGAGTTTTTATCCATAATCAAAACTTTTGATCTGTATGAAGATAAAAAAATCACCGCAGAATCAAGATATCAAACATCATTTGTTTTAACCCAATATTTTGACGTTTTAATTTGTCACCAAATATTAAACCCTTTAAATTATTTGTATTTGGATGCTGCTTATTTGGGGTATCCTGTTTTACATAACGCACCACTTTGTAAAGATCTTGGTTATTATTATGAAAATAGTGACACAAAAGAAGGTGCCAAAATGTTGAATTATATTTTAACCGAACACGATAAAAATATTACGGAATATCACAAAAAAAATGATTTGGTTTTACAAAGGTATCACGCAGATAATCAAGAACTTATTGAAACTTATGACAAATTGATTTATAATCTTTTTAATGGTGGAAATAAAGATTTGGTTTATAATCCAAACACAAATAGATACGATAATCTTTAATATAATTTATTATATATAAAAAAAGGGGTTCCGAAGAACCCCTTTTCTTTTTGGTTAAAACCAAAGATTAAGCGTAAACACCGTAAGCAGTTACTTTACCACCCATTTTAGGAGTATAAGTAAACTGGATGTTAGTACCACCTGAGATTGTGTAGTCAACACCTTCTTCTTGTAACAATCCGTTGTAGTAGATTGTTTCAGAATTAGATCTTACTTCAGATGCAAGGGTGAAGTTTTT